AAGACGAAGAGGACGAGGACGAAAAGAAGGACAAAGACGACGATGATGAAGAGTCAACGGAAGACATGCCCAAGTCCTACCACGACGACGATGAAGACAGTGAAGACGACGACAAGCGAAAAAATTTTAAGACTGATATTGATAAAATCGCTGAGCTGTTTGCTCAGATCATATAAAACCCTAAGGAGGACATAACATGTCTAGCCATAAGATCGAAGAGGCAAAGCGCCTTGTTGCGGGACTGGTCAAGCATCAACGAGAATCAGAAGACCGCATGAATAACTTTGAGCAGCAGGTCAAAGACCTTAAGAAAGCTCAGCAGCTCATGGCGGAAGGTCAAGAGCGCACCATCACACCCGAGATAAGCGGCGGCGACTTTGCGCTCAAGCAGTACATGAATGAAGACGGTGTACGCTGGACAAACGGAACCACCAGAAAAGAGATCTCTGGGCGTGGACGCGTAACAGTAGAAGAGAAGGGTCTGCTTGATGCAGATACTTATGCTAACGAATGGCATGCTGATCTGTGCAAGATGGCACAGGAGCGCTCTCTTGTTCGCGGTATTATGCGCGATGCGTCTACACCTAAAGCTGATATGAAGCTTTACAACCACCTTCAGAAGGCGCCTTCATTCATGAAACCTGCTGTTGAGAAAATTTTTAGTGACTCAGCGGGTGTCGGTGCGGAGTGGATCCCAGACGAATTTTCAAATCAGCTTTATCAAGAATTCACCATCCCGCGTGGATTGCGCGCTCTGTTTGCTGATGTGCAGATGGATCGTGAGACTCTTCTTGTTCCAAAGTTGAGCCGCGGCGGTCGTCCTTACATCAAAGGCGCTGCTACAGATGATCTTGCGTCTTACAAGTCATCAACCATAGAGACAGCACAAAAGACCATTAGAGCTAAAGGTCTTGCAGTATTGATGAACATTGACGATGCAGCGGGCGAAGACTCAGCTTTTGCAATCATTCCAGCTATGACTCGACAGGTAGCTCAGGATCTTGAGGATGCTTACGAGGATTGTATGATCAACGGTGACACAGCAAGCCCTCACCAAGACGATATCGAGAATTGGAATATTCGAGAGCGCTGGGGCTCCACTGATTTGGGCACGGTGTCAGACCACAGGCGTACCTTCTTAGGGCTGCGGGCTGCTGCTTTTGACAAGCTCAACACCAATTCAGCTACCTTTAATTTTCAGAATTTCCTTGCTACCTCTTCCTCAATGGGCGAGCTTGCAATGGGTAACAAGATCGTGATTGCATCACCTGAAGCTATCCTTGCAAATTTCCTCAACCTCACAGAGGTTGCTACACTTGACAAGTTCGGCCCACAAGCAACAGTTCTGAGCGGGCAGATTGCAGCACTGGCAGGTATGCCAATTATCATGAGTCGATTTATGGGTGCTGATCTTGAAAGTACAGGTAAATTCTTAAGTTCAGGATCTAAGAACAAGACCGGTTATCTGATCGTCAATCGTGATAGCTATTACAACTATGTAAGACGCAGAATCACCATTGAGACCGATAAAGACATCAAGAGCGGTGTTATTCAGGTTGTAGCGACCATGAGAGGTACTTTTGATTCTCCTGATGCGGCCAGCACTAAAAACGTCGCCTTCCATCATGACCTTGCTATATAGGAGTAAAAAATGCCGATTATACTTAATGGATATTTAGATTTTGCAGCTGGTGCTACACAGGACATGTTTTTGATTTGCCCTGTTGCGCTACAAATGAAAGAAGTGAGGCTTTGTGCCAATACTATCGCAGCAGATGGATCAAATTTCATCACTTTGAGCGTTCAGAATGCTGATGCTTCAAAAACTTACGCAACAAGAGCAACAAGCTCGTCTGGGTTTTCTGTTGGCGTTGTTGAGTCTTTGACTTTAGGAGAAGCTGATGATCGTGATTTTGCTGCAGGCTCTGCTATCAAAATTCGCGTTGCCGCCACTGGCTCAGGCGTTGCTGGTCAGATCTCTGTCTCTGTTCTCTGTGATCTCGGTAGAGATTACAGCTAGGTGATCTGATGGCCCTTGTATCTGCTGCGACACTCAGACAGTATCTTCCAGAGATACAGGGGTCAGATCTAGACTCTGATCTTAATGGCCTCATCAGCCGAGTTGAATCTGCTATAGCTCGCTATCTCGGATTCACCTTGGCCGATGGGGCCACATCTTTAACTTTGGATCAGTCCACCTATAGCCTACATATAGATGGGCCGATGTTTTCCATGCCTACCGTTCTACAGATCCCGATCAGGCCTGTTGTTTCCGTCTCCTCGTTACACAGTGATCCGGATCTGGAGTACTCCGCAGACACTGAGATTGCATCCTCACAATACATTCTCGACAAAGAAAACTCTCGCATCATTTTGAAGACCGACAGCACTGCTTCATTTGATCGAGGGTACCGCAACATTAAGGCGGTTGTGTCTGCGGGATACTCCACCTCCTCCCCACCTGACGACCTTGTTCATGCGATCTGTGTGTATGCAAGTCATTTGCAACGAGCGAAGACCTCACAGGGCAATCAGGCAATTACACAGCGTAACTCAACTGTCACACTCAGCCCGCGCACAATGCCGCCTGAAGTCAAAGAGATCTTAAGAGGGTTCAGAAATGGCTCAACTATCCTTTGACCAGTTTATAAAGGGCGCACAGAAGGCCCAGCGGCGACTCATAAAGGATCTTAACAACATCCTGCTAAAGAGCGCGTTAAGAATGGAGCGTGACGCAAAGAAAAACGCAACAAGTTTCCCCAAGGTGCGCACAGGGCGCTTAAGGTCGTCGATTATGGGCTTGACCGATGCGCCACAAGGCACACCAAGAATAATATTAAGAGCTGGCGGTCAATCTGCTGGGTCAGATGTAGACTATGCAAAATATCAGGAATACGGAACCCGCTTCATTCAGCCACCAAGGCTCTTTTTAGGCAAGGCAGTGTTAGCAGAGCGTGACAGGTTACCCAACGACCTAAGGCCGCTTTTATCGGTGTCTCTAGGGGTTGAAAATGAGTAACTCGATACAGGTTACCATCATCGACAAGATCAAGACCCTGATTGCTGCTGATTACAGCTCAGGGTTCAGCGGCTCGAATTTGTCCGCCACTGGTCGCGTGATCATAGGGGCACCAAACGGGGCACCACTGATCCCCAGTGCATCGATCATCTACATAGACACCATTGAGCGCCAAGGTAGGACACTGGGGCGTTATGTTGGTGAGTCCGTCTTTCAGATCGTAGCTTATGCTGGGGCCTCAACGCTTGAGAACCGGATCAGGCTTGCAATAAACCTAGCTGGCGACATACAGAAGGCACTCACATCTGATCGAACTTTGGGGCTTGCGGGCCTCACTGAGGATGTTTTAGTCAATCAGACAGCGCTAGACGGTGAAGAATATGGTATAAGTCAAGCAGGGATCGCTCTGCTTGAGGTTAGAGTAACTCATCAAACGCAATTCGGAGTCTAGCTGTGAGCTGGTACAATGGATCATTCAATCGCCGCATGCCGGTTACAATCAATGCAAGTGCTGCCTCAAGTGGTACTCATGATTTTGAGGTAACAATTCCTACCGATTGGGATGATTTTTGGGACAACATAAGATCAGACGGGAATGATATTGTATTGACTGATGCAGACGGTAAGAGCATTTTGAATTTTCAATTCAAGAGCGGCTTTAACCTGCCGAATAGATCTTTGACACTTGAGGCCGAAAACATCAACATTGGATCAGCTAACACGATGCGAGTCTGTCAGCTTTACTTTGACAATGCCAACCAGAGCACCAGTCTTCAAACCTCAATCACAGTGTCAAGTGTTCTAACAGGACACATCTACCTTGGCGGCCCTGCTGGCTTTGTGGTTAAAGACAGCGGATTCAGGCCGATCGGAACAGTGCCGACAAGCATCTTTCAAAAAGACCCAGATGATCAGATTGACATTTGGTTCCCAGTCGGCACAAGGCTTGCGAAGCGGCGTGTTGAGTTCAATCAAAGACTAGATTTTAAGCTTGTACAGAGGGCCTCTATAGAGGTTAAAAATAACACAAAAGTCAATCAGGTTTCAATGTATGCACTGGAGGAGCTTAGGGTTATAAATGGCTGGTGCCGATTGCGCATAAAGGCAGGCTTAGACGGTAATGATTTTACGGTTAGATTAGGACTGGTGACCACTGATGCAGAGGTGATCGTCATGTCATGTTTATTACAAGTTAGAGAGCTTACAGCTCAATAGGAGATTAAGATGCCTTTACAGTTTGGACGATCAGGTTTTATAAAATTAGGCGAGGAGTCTAGCTATGGTGTAGCTGCCTCTTTGACTGTTGACAGTAGAATTGTCAGCAGCAGTCTCGCAGAGTCACAAGAGCGCTCAAGAAAGTCTTTCTTGTCGCAAAGCGGCGCAGCTTTTTCTGTCGGTCACTTTGACAACTTTCTCATGGTCGGCGGCTCAGTCGAGCTACCACTGCTTTATGAGGGATCAGGGTTGCTAATCAAAGCTGCACTGGGATCTGTGTCTACCTCCTGGATCGTGACTGGGAAAC